TGAAGACCCCAGGCTCGAACGATGAGACGCGCTCGCCTTCCATCACCTCGTCGCCCATCAGCTCGCCTTCGGGGCTGGTAATAAAGCCCATCAGGGAGCTGCTGGCGCGGGCGCGCACGATCTCGGCCTGCTCGTAGCCCTGCAGGTGATGCAGGCGCTGGATCGCGCTGGAGAACCAGGTGACGCCGCGGGTCATGCCGGGGCGTTCCATCCGGTAGAGGTGGATCACCTCCTCGGCGGGCACGCGCTTGTGGCGCTGCGTGCTGATCTGCTGGTTGCTGAACTGGTAGTCGCCAGGGTGGTAGGCCAGGAAGTGATAGGCCACCGGGCGGCCCCAGGTGTCCACCTCCACGCCCATGCGGATTTCGTTGCCCTGCTGGCTCCGGCCGTTGAGCCCATCGTCGAGCAGGTCGGCCTCGAGCACCTCCAGCGCCAGCGGCACAGCCGAGCCGCCGAACGGTTGCTTCACCAGCCGGATAAACACCTCACCCGATTCGGCGCAGGCCCGCACCGCCAGGCGCTCGATGTCATGGAATGTCAGCTTGCCGCCGGTGTGGCAGTGCTTGGCCTTCGTCCACTGCCGCCAGGCGCTTTCGATGGAATCGTTCACGGTGGCGTCGAGGCGCCCACCGCGCAGCATCCGCACCTGCGCCTGGAACGGGATACCTTGCCCGACCACGTTGCCTTCGATGGCACGCAGCGCCTGGCGCGCGTAGTCGTTGTCCCGGCACAGTTGCCGCGCACGGTCGCGCAGCTTCTGCGCTGAACCATAAACCTCGCTGTCGGCACTGGTGTTGCCGGTCACCCAGTCCGCCGTCAGCCGGCTGAACTTGGCGCCCTCATACATGCGACGCCGGAATGGCCTGGCCTGCGCCGGGGTGCCGCGCTGCAGCCAGCCCAGGATCGCGCTGCGGACGCCCATTAGAACCTCACGAACATGTTGTGCGGGTTTCCAAGCCCGTTAGCGATCATTGTGGCTGCTTGTTCGCGCTTAACCTCCGCCTTCAGCTTGGCCTCCAGCGTCAGCAGGTCGGTCATCTCCATCTTCTTCAGCCGCCGGCTGCCGATGGTGTATTCGGCAACGGCGCCACCCGAGATGATTGCGCGGATCGCAGCCTGCACCGCGTCGAGATCTTTCTGCGCCTGGCTGCGGTTGTCGACCGCCGCCGGCGTTCCGACATAGGCCAGGTTGGCGTCGATCTGAAACTGGCCGCTGCCCAGCGTGACGGTCTCGCCTGCCTTGGTGGCCACCGCCTGCCAGTAGCCGGTGTCATCCGCGTGGAAACCCTCGGTCGTCGCAGCCGTCAGGCTGAACTCCCAGCCCTGGCCATAGGCAGTGCCCACCGTGGTGGCGCCGTGGTTGTTGCGGTTGAAGCGGAAGTAGTAGGTCAGCGTCCAGCCGGCCTGGCTGCTGATCGGATTGCCAAACACGTCTGTGCTGGCCTCGTCCCGCCACTTGACGGTATCGCCTTCAGTAATCCGCGCAGGAAAGTTCACGGCCTCACCAGCTGTTGACGAACGCCGACGCCGCGGCTTTCTCCGATCTTAGGCGCGGCTTGCGCGGCTCAGCATCAGCATTCTGCAGGCGCTTCTCCAGCTGATCCCAGATTGTTCTCCGGTCGTACCGCTGGTACATCAGATTTAACGCTGCATAGGCGTAGACAAGGCAATCCAACGCCTCGTTGCGCTTGTTTGCCGGCAGCACCCACTCACGAACCGGGAAGCCGGCCCGGTTGGTGCGGAGCACCTGCTTTTCCGCGGTGAGCTGCTCGAAGTAATCCACCGTCGTCTTGACGTGGAAGTGCAGGAAGCCGGCGCCCTTGTCGTTGTGCTTCAGCCGCGCGAACAGGGTGGTCTTCACCGTGTCGCCACCAACCGGGTAGACCAGCGCGCCGCGCTTCAGCACCTTGCCCTTGTAGTTCACGTCCACCTTGCTGGCCTTGCCGATCGGCGGTTTGCCGCGTTGGCTCTGGCCCTTGATGGCCACCACGCCCTGGCGCCCGCGTTCGCGCGCGTACTGGTAGACCTCCGCCGTGAAGTGACCGCCGGAGTCGATGGCCACCACGTCCGGGCGCAGCTTGTGGCCCAGCGCGTGCGGCCACTCCCGCAGCACCACCTCGTCCAGCTGCTTCCACAGCTCCGGCCGGGCCGGGTCGCCATAGATCTCCTGGTGGTCGAGCAGCCATCCTTCTTCGTCACGGCCCCAGGCCCACACGCTGACCGCCAGGCGGTTGTCCTGCACGTCGACGCCCACCGTCAGCGCCATCGCTGCATCGGGCAGCATCGCCGGCTCGTACTGCTCGCACCGCTCCAGCAGCGCCTCGGCGCTCACCTTGCTGGCGTAGTCCTCCTCCCAGGTCTCGCCCAGCACCGTGTTCACCCAGGTCTTCAGCCGCGGTGCATCGCCCTTGCTGCGTAGGAAGTCCTCAACGATCTCCTCCCAGGACTTCCAGCCCAGCGGGCTGTAGAGCGATGACAGGTGGAAGCCGGCGGTCTTGCCATCGCCAGGCGCCGTGGCGCGCCACTCACCCGCCGCCAGGATTTGCGTTTTGTGCGATTCCGGGAACTGCTGCTTGCACGCCTCGCACTCGTACATCACGGTGCTCGGGTCGTTGTCCTGCCACTTGAGCTGCGGCCACTTCAGCCATTGCTTCTCGCCGCAGTGGGGGCAGGGCACGAAGAACCGCCGCTGATCGCTCAGCAGATACTCAGACTCGATCCGGCTGAAATCCTTCACCGTGGGCGTCGAGGTCATGAAGATCTTGCGCCGGCTGAACGTGGTGCTCCGCCGTTCCGCCAGCGTTACCGGGTCGCCCTCGCCATCCACATCGCTCGGGAAGGCGTCCACCTCATCGAGGAAGATGTACCGGCAAGGTGTCGAGCGCAGGCCGGTAGCGCTGTTCGCACCCGTCAGGATCATGATCCCGCCGGGGTACTCCTTGCTGAACATCGTGTTGCCGGAGTCCCGCGAGCGCGCCGGCGCCACCTTCTCCGACAGGCAGGGCGTCTCCGTGATCAAGCTTTCCAGCCGCTGCTTGCTCAGGCGCTTGGCCATGTCCACCGTGGGCTGCACCATCAGCATCGGCCCAGGCGCATGCGCGATCACATAGCCCAGCCAGTTGCTGCCCGCTTCGGTCTTGCCCAGCTGCGCGCCGGCCATCAGCACCACCCGTTGCACCGGGCTGGTGGTGCTCAGGCAGTCCATCACGTCCTTGAGGTAAGGCGTCCTTTCCGTGCGCCATGGCCCAGGCTCAGCGCTGGCCTTGCCCGACAGCATGCGGTGGCCATCGGCCCAGGCGCTGACCGTCAGCTCAGCCTCAAACCGCAGCGACTCGACGCATACCTCGATCAGCTCGTCAATCGCTGAGGCCACTCAAGCCCTCCAATGCCTGCCCGATCTCTTTCAGGAGCATGGCATGGATTACAGCCTGATCTTTCTCTGCCGCCAGGATCGGTGCCACGCGGTCTGGGATCGTCCGCAGTGCATCGCGCACGCCCATGTGCAGCTTGGCCAGCTTCAGCTTCAGCTCGTCCTTGTCCACCAGCTTGCCGCTGCGCTGCCGGAACTCCAGCTCCGTCAGACGCGCGCTGAATGCCTCACGCGCAGCGCGCGACACCGCAAAGCTCGGGATAGCCGCCTCACGCGCCTTGCGCGCCTGCAGCGCCGCGTCAATGTCCGGCCCGCCGTTGCGCCCGCCGCGGTCCGGCGCCGAAGCGCCATCCAGCTCGCGGTCGGCCTGCTCCGGGTCGATCTCATAGCCGCGGCCCACCTTCTTGGCGCTGGGGATCTTGCCGGCCTTGATCGCATCCGAGATCGTCATCTTCGAGACGCCTCGATGCTTGGCGTACTCCGAGGCATTCATCACAGTGCGTGGAAGGCGTCCAGCGCGTACCACACCAGGCTGTTGCGGTAGCCGCCAGGGTGCGTGGGCACGATGGGTGTAACGCCGTGCATGTTCCGCCAGGCGGGGTAGACCAGCAGCGAATTGTCCGCGCTGTTGAAGGTCACGTCGTAGTCGGGGACATACAGGTTGCCGCCGGTGCTGTTGCGCCGCTTGGTGATGATGCAGTTCACCGCGCCCTTCACATTCAGGTTGTCCTGGTGGATGGCCGCGGCGATGTTGTAGTTGCTGATGCTGCTGGTGAACAAGTCAGCGAAGCGCCACTCCTCCGGCACCCGCGCTTCCACCGCCTCGCGGTGCACCGCGTAGACCTCGGGGCAGACCTGCTCGACCAGGCCCAGGCACTCGCGGCCCGCCATCGTCATCGCCTTCACGAACGTCCGCGCGCTTTCCACCGCATGCACGCTGCTCTTGGTCGCGTAGCTGCGCCGCATGTGCGGCTTCGGCGGGATGCTGCCGATGATGCAGCTGTATTGGCGCACGTCCTTGTCACCGTCGCCATGCAGCCCGCTGCTGCGCCGCATCTCGGACTTCGGCACGCGGCTGCTGTTCAGCTCCGCATCCGCCACGTTCACCAGCTTCGCCAGCCGCTCCGGCAGCGTGGCCAGGTAGAAGCCAATCGGCTTGCCATCCACCACGAACAGGCTGTCCTCAAACAGCGTGGGCGGCCGCTCCTTCGGCTGGTCGCCAATCTTCACGCTGTGCTCAATCTGCTTCAGCTCAATCGTCTTCATCACTCTTTCCCGTAGCAGAACACGTTGGTGCAGGCCGGGAACCAGCTCGGCTGCCACTGCACGAATGCCCGGTCGTGATAGTGCACGCTGCTCCAAGCGCACTCGACGCGGTAACTCTCGAGCTGCTTATCGAGCACCGCCCACAGCCGCGTGAGGCTCGGGTCGATGTCAAAGCTCCACTCGTACATCAGCTTGTCGAACACCACCTCGGTGTGCTCGAGGATCGGCATCTCGGCGCCTTCGATGTCCATCTTGCAGCCGCTGAATCCACGCGCCGCTTCATCGAACCTGGCGCACGGCACCCGGATGCCCAGCTTGTTCCACTTCTTGACGATGCTGTTCCGCCACACGTTGTTGTTGTTGCCGATGAACAGCGTCACCTCATCGCGGTCGTCGTGCACCAGCGCCCGCTGCTTCACGTCCGCGCGGAACCCGTTGAGCTTCAGGTTCTTGGCGATCATCTCGCAGTTGTACGGGTCGGGCTCGTAGGCCACCACGTCCGCACCCAGGCTGCAGGCCAGCAGCGTGAAGGCGCCGACGTTGCCGCCGCAGTCCATCCACCGCTCACCCGGCAGGATGCGCATCCCCCGCTGCTGGTACACGCCGCGGCCGATCACCTCCTGGAAGGTCTTCAGGTCGCTGAAGCCTGGCCGGTGCCAGAACTTGATCCCGTTGATCTCGCTTTGCTCCAGCTTCACAGCTTTGCCTTCTCCGCCTTGAGCTTGTCGATCAGCATCATGCCGACATAGGCATCCTGCGACCGCCAGAACTTAACCAGCTCCTGCGCCTCCTCGTAGTGCTCCGGCTCGAACTCGATCTGGATGGCCTTCTTCACGCCGGCGGCCATCTCGTTGAGCTGCTCGTCCATGTCCTCCTCGTCCAGCACCGAGTAATCCGGCAGCTCTGCGAAATCAGGAAGATTCTCGCCCCATCCCAACAGGGTGAGATCGAAGCCCACATCGTCCAGCGCACTCAGCTCGGACTTGAGCAGCTCGTCGTCCCACCCGGAGGTGAGGCCCAGCTGGTTGTCCGCGATGATGTACGCGCGCCGCTGGCGTTCGCTCAGGTGGTCGAGCACCACCACCGGCACCTGGCGCAGGTCCAGCTCCTTCGCAGCAGCCAGGCGGCCGTGGCCAGCCACGATGCCATCGCCACTGTCGACCAGGATCGGGTTGGTGAACCCGAACTCCACAATCGACGCCGCGATGTGCCCGATCTGCTCCTTGCTGTGGGTCCTTGCGTTGCGCTCGTAAGGCTTCAACCGCTCAATCGGCCAAAGCTCGATGCGCTTGGCCATCGCGATTGTCAGTTTGGGATCGTCGTTCATGCGCTATTGAGAACTCCTCTCAGTAAGCCGGTCTGACATTTCTGACGCTAGCGGGAAGCCGCGCGCGCGAACAACC